GTCATGTCTTTGTCGAATATGTAATACACGTTATCTTGTTGCATAGGTTTTCCAAGCAGAAATGCTTCGTAACCTCTGAGCCAGTGGAGTGGTCTACCTTTTTTCATTTGATGCCTCGAGAGACTCAAGATATGTTAAAACATCTTGGAGTTTTTTGTAAATAGTATCTAATTGTTGGCCAAGCTCAGCAACATCTAGCATCAGGCGATGCACAGCATGAGTTGCATTGCATCTATGTAAATTATCCATCATTCTTCATCCTCGTCAAAATATTCATTTTTTAAATAGCTACGACAGCATTCGCATACGTATATCTCTGTACATGAGCAAACATCGTAGCGGTCATCAGCTACAGGAAGGAGCATGCTATTCTCTTGCATCTTGAATCTCCTCAACTTCTGTAACTTTTTTAATTACGCCATTACAATTATCCCATACATAACGAGCCATGTTAACCAGGTCCCCAAGCTCTTTGCGGGATATTATCATAGGCGTATCGTCATTATGGCCAAATTGCAATTCTATGCCTTGGCTACCAATGCCAAATGTTATATAGCCATTTTTAAAGCTTAAATTTGTTTCAAATGGTGTGTTCATGTTAAATCCTTGCCTGAAATTATGTAGTCAACATTTTCGTCGTGCTCATTGTTTTCTAGGTAATCTATAATAGCAGCCAGCGGCGTAAGACCATCACCTTGGGGCTGATATCCGGCGTCTGGGGCACCATCATAATTGTCGTTTGTGCAAGTATAGCCGCCATTATAATCTTGATTTATACGTAATTTTAATTGGTTTGTCATTTTATTCTCCTAGTTTCCTGGCTTTCTTTAGTTCGCTATGTATATCGGATAATATTAAGATGATTACTATCAATAAAAATATTACCCAACCCATTTTATTAATCCCAAATCAATGTGTAACTATATCCACGGAATATCTCGCGCTTGTAGCGAGCATTCCACCAATTTACTTGTAAATCCCATTGAGCGAAGTTTTTACATTTTGTCATTTTGTATATCCTATTTTAAACAAAAAGGTCGTCTAGCCTCTTTTTCTTTTTCGCAACAAAGCTCATATTCAAGAGGGAAATTTTTCTTAAGCAATTCTACCTTGAAAGTAGTGCGAAGTTGTTGCTTTTCCCATGTAGCAAGACGTCTGCCATCGGAGCTTATAAGCACTTCACTATCGCCCATATATTGCTTTAATATTTCTATACCTTCATCAAGCAGCAGCTTTTGGGCCTCTATGAACTGCTTTTGGGCAACTACAGCTTCATATACAGCAAGCATGTTATCTTGGGTTATTGCGCTGGTTCTAGGTACAGATACCAGGGCTTGCAGGTATACTACGTTAGATTGTGTCATTTTATGCTCCTTTTGTTAATCATTAAAGCCATAGTAACAATTAGTATTACCATTGTCAACAATTATTAACACTACTTGTTGCAAATAGTTTAGCCATGTGCCAAAATCATCATATAGAATTAAGGTGAATAGCTATGTCAGTTGATATGATAAGATGCCATCGGTGCCGTGGTCAAAAAGAATATGCCGGTATAGGTGGCATTGTAAAGAAATGCGAGGTATGCGACGGTAAGGGTACTGTTGAGAAAATAGCATTAAAGGCTGTAAAGAATTCTGACATTGAAGATGTAAAGAAATCTGACACTAAGCCTTCGGTTAAGACTAAGCGCAAGGCTGTAAAGGCTGAGGTTGAAACTGTATCCTTGAAAGACGTTTTATCTGAAGTTGGTGTCCCCGATGAAGTTACCGAAGAGATGTTCCCAGAAGATGCCGAGATTACTATGGTAACTGCAGCACCTGGGCCAATATTTGCTGGCTATGATGATGAATTTATGCGGGCTATACTAGCAGAGCCATCTATGACAACTGAGGCGTGGCGGGATAAATACGGGCTTATAGCGGGTGGTATGGATATAAGGCAAAGGCATGAGATTAGGGTTATGTATGCAGCCAGTAAGCCGATAGCACCTAGGAGTGTTGACCTTGGTAAAGCCCAGGACATGACAGCGATGAGTAGTCCTGAATATAAAGCGTATGCACAGCAAGAGAAGATGAGAACAGAGAAGTTAGAGGCGGCTAATGCTAAAAAGGGTATGAAGGTAGAGGGTAGATAAATGAGCATGGAAGATGAGCATGGCGTGGGTAATCCTAGAAGCACAAAGAACAAGCCTGTGAAAAAGAAGAAAAAGAAATGAGACAACTAGTTGACCCGGTATCGGGTATGACATTTAACATGATTGACCCAGATAGAAAGAAGACTATATGGGACCCAAATTCTGCTTTTATGCAAGAATTAGAGATATATAAGCTAAAGAGCGAGATTAAGCCTAGAAAGGTGGATATGATGAAGTCACAGGTTGGAATGATTAAGGATTTCATGGGCGAAGATAAGCCTAAGAAGTTGTATGTACCGACTGGTAAAGGTGGATATAAATAATGGCAACATGTTTTTGTAAGCAGCCATGTGAGAAGCATAAGTTTCCAGCTGCAACGGCCAAAGAGTGGCGTTATTTTATGCGTGAATTTAAAGTTAATGGTATTCCATTGAAAGAGAAGTTTTATGACAAAGATTATAAGTATGATGATGAAATAGCCAAGGGAGCGATAGCATAATGGGCATCATGAGCCATGGCGGAATGGAAGAATTGGATACTCTTGAGTTTAAGCCGGATGGTATTTCAAAATTAACACAAATGAAAGACTTATGTGTTGATGCAATTACATATGACATTGAGCGCATTTTAGATGTTCAATTAAAAGCATTAAGATGCATGATTGAAGAGCATAATTTGGGTTGCGCTAAATTAGAATGCACATTAATAGATATTAATATGCGGCAACAGCTAGAGAAGCTTAAGGAGTTGGCATAATGGCACATGCAGGTGGAAGGCCGATAAAAGGTAGTAAATAACAGATGACAGGTTCCCTCCTAAAGCAAGTAAACGTACTTAAGCCTTACAAAAATAATGCTAGAACTCATTCAAAAGAGCAGATAACGAAGATAGCAAACAGCATTAAAACATTTGGATTTACCAATCCTATTTTAGTTGATTGCGATGACAATATTATTGCAGGACATGGTAGATTGTTAGCAGCAAAGCAATTAAAAATGGTTGAGGTGCCTTGTATTAACTTGTCACATTTAAGCAAAGATGAGGCTAGAGCATATGTAATAGCCGATAATCGGTTAGCATTAGATGCAGGCTGGGATAATGAGTTATTAAAGATGGAATTATCAGAATTAGACGAGCTAGGTTTTGACTTAGATGTTATAGGCTTTAGCGCTGATGAGCTTGATGCAATATTAAATGACCATGAGATTGAGGATGGCTTAATTGGTGATGATGACGTGCCAGAGGATGTCGATACACGGTGTAAATTGGGCGATGTATGGTTGCTTGGTGAGCATAGGTTGATGTGTGGTGATTCTATGGCCATTACAGAGGTTGATAAACTTTTGAATGGAGTTGCTGTAGATTTAGTATTTACAGACCCTCCATATGGAATTGATTATCAAGATGTCCAGCATAAACACAAAAAGATAGAAAATGATGATGACGTTAAGAATATTGAGAGTTTGCTTTTAATTACGCTGATGCAAGATTGCCCCACTTTTATTTGCTGTAACTGGAAATGTTATGCTGCTTTTGAGGATGCCATGAAAAAGTCGGGGAAAAGCCCTAAGGCGTGCATTGTCTGGGACAAAGGCAGCCGCATTCAAAATCTTGATAAGTTTGGAAAGCAACACGAATTTATTTTGTATCATGGGCCATTTGGAGGCGAGAAAACTGTAGATGTTGATGTTTGGGAATGTAGCCGTGAAACTTCGACAAGCCATCCCACCTCAAAACCTATCGAACTAATACTCCGGGCATTAAAGCACTTTAGAGCAAAGAATGTATTGGATTTATTCGGCGGTTCTGGCTCAACGCTAATTGCTTGCGAAAAATCTAAACGTAAATGTTTGATGATGGAGCTGTCACCCAACTATTGTGATGTTATACTAGCTAGGTGGGAAAAGTTTACAGGCCAAAAGGCTACATTGGAGGCATTAGATGGCTAATCCAAAAGGCAGATGGACGGGCAACAGCGCATATAAACCAGAGATGTGCGAGTATGTACCATCATTGTATGAAAATGGCGAATCAGACGTTGAGGTTGCTCATGCCTTAGGCATTTCAAAGCGTAGCCTATACGAATGGATTAATACCAAGCCAGAGTTTGCTTTGGCAATAGAAGAGGGCAAGCAACGCTCTGAAGTATGGTGGCACAAGTTAGGCAGAGCTGGCGCTGCAGGCAAGGTAAATATTCAGGCAAGGGTATGGCTTGCCAATATGAAGAATAGATTTAACTGGGTTGAGAGTGAGCGCGTTGAGTCTAATATTACTTTGCATGTACATGAGGATACATTGAAGGATTTGAAGTGAAATTAAATCCATGCGCATGTGGCTCTGTTCCTAGCTTAGAATATGGTTACAGTAAAGCTGTAAGCACTAAAAAGCATCCGCTTAATCTTGCACGAGTTCAATGTGATGCTTGCAAGAAAAGAACGGGTGACATGGTTTATAATGCAGACAATAGTGAAGATGAAACAATAACATTGAAGGCTATTGCTGAGGTTTGGAATGCGGGTGCGTATGGGTGAAGAGTTGAAGCCTTGTCCATTTTGTGGGGGTATTTCTAAAATGGATGTCATGGAAAATTGTTCGCCATATTCAAAATATGATAATTGGTTCTGGGTTATTTGCAAAAACTGTGGAGCAAAATCAGCAAATTATGAACTTACTTTAGAAGCAATTGAAGCATGGAATAAACGAACATGAGTGACCTTGTCCGTTTTGCAATCATCTACCTAGCCTTTTGGTGTGTGTGGACCCTTGTATTACTTCGAAGGGATGGAATGGTAAAGTAAAAGATGAATGAAAATGGATACAAGCTAAAAACTGTTTCGGATGGGATGGAACACAGAGCTATTACAGTAATGTTTTCATATGATTACGGCCCCGATGAACTGCAGCTTAATATTTTATATGAACCTCACCCCGCCAATAGAGACTTTGTATTAGCCATGATTTACAAAGGCTATAAAACGGCGTGGGCTTCTACTCGTGAGAATCTAATTGAGCTGCGAGATAAGATTACCAAACTGTTAGAGAATACAGATGAACTATGAGGAGAGACAAGCCTTGTAAATGCGGCAACAAAGATTATACAGCGGCACTTTAGATGGGGTTGTAATGGGTGATATAATTGAGATGGTGTTCCTTCAAGTCATGAGCGCATACTGCCCCACTTGTGATGTATGTATTAGCTGGAATGCCAGCGTTAGGGGCCATATACAAGAAGAGGCGCCCCCTCATGTGCTTGAATGTTTGCATGTTCACAGGGATTGCTGCATGGGCGAATGGGAGATAAAAAAAGAGAAGTAAATGACAGTGGAAGCATGGAACACAAGAGTAAATGACAAATGAAGAGCTCGAAATACGCCAGCGTCTCAAAGATGACTTGCCTCATTATGCATCTAAGTGTTTGAAGATACGGTCTAAATCGGGCGATATATCCACATTTCAATTAAACAAAGCACAGTTACATATACACTTGCAGCTAGAGCAACAGCGCCAAGCAACAGGAAAGGTAAGAGCGCTGATATTAAAAGGGCGCCAACAAGGCTGTTGCTATTCACCCAACTTAAAAGTATTGACATCTGATTATAGATGGGTTGCATTAAAAGATGTGCAAGTCGGTGAAAAGCTGTGGGCGCTTGATGAAGATGGATTATTTAACGCCGCTTCTGGCCGCAAGATTGAGAGGCGAATTCGTATTGGTGAAGTTGAGGCTAAAGCGTATCTTGAGGCGGAAACATTTGAAGTTATATTAAGCAATGGCGCTGTATTGCAGGTTACAGGCGAACATAGACATTTATGTTTACAACGGGGCGGTTCAACACCTCAGTGGCGCGCAATTAATGATTGCAAGATTGGTGATCACATTCGTGCATTCTGCTCACCTCCTAATAATCATGAACCAGATTTCGAAGATGGGTGGTTTGGTGGCTTGTTAGATGGCGAGGGAACATTTGGCGCTTATCCTGCTGCTAGAATTGGTGTAAGCCAAGTTGATGGCGCTGTACTGCGCAGAGTTAAAAAATATCTTTCAGACAGAAAGATAAAATATTATGAGCTTGTGGACGAGCGCCCTTGTGGGCAATATTCTAAGCTTGGCGATAAGTTTGTTCATTGCATTAGAGTAGACAGACAAGCAGATATACTTAAAGTACTCTCAAGTGCGCGTCCAACTCGATTCGTAGGCAAGCCTGTGTTTGAAAATAAAAAACTTCCCAAATCTTGCCCTGGGTTTGAAGCATGGCCCGTGATAGTATCTATTAGAAAACAAGGCATTCAACAGGTAATTGATTTACAAACTAGCACCAAAACATTTGTTTGCGAGGGCCTTATATCTCACAATTCAACATATGTAGGTGCTCGCTTCTATCATAAAGTAACCCATAACTTTGGAACTCAGGCATTTATTCTAACACATTCCTTGGAAGCCACGGGCAATTTGTATACAATGGCTAAGCGCTTCTATGAGCATACGCCATCAGCAGTTAAACCTATAGTGAGCAAAACAAATGCAAAAGAGTTGGTCTTCGGTCGTCTCGATAGCGGCTATAAGCTGGGGACGGCAGAGAATAAGAATGTGGGTCGCTCTGCTACTATTCAGCTGCTGCATTGTTCAGAGGTGGCTTTCTTCAGCAATGCCGCTGAACATTCCACTGGGATTATGCAAGCTGTGCCTAATGCTGGAGGTACAGAGGTCATCCTTGAGTCAACCGCCAATGGCGTTGGTAATTATTTTCACCAGGAATGGCAAAAGGCAGAAGCGAATATCTCTGATTTCATTGCCATATTCGTTCCCTGGTACTGGCAAGACGAATACAGAGAGCCAACCCCAATAACGTTCTTGCCAACGGCTGATGAGATAGAACTAGCAGAGCAATATCAGTTAACATATGACCAATTACATTGGCGTCGCAAGAAGATAATACAACTAAGCGTTAACGGAGTTGATGGTGAGAAGGCTTTTAGACAAGAATATCCAAACAATGCTAACGAAGCATTTGTTCTTACTGGTGAGGATAGCTTTATTGACTCTAGTATTGTTGTTGCTGCCCGTCATTTTGTTGCTGAGGGTTATGGACCATTACTTGTCGGCGTTGACCCTGCGCGCTTTGGAGATGACCGGACTTCTATAGTATTTAGACAGGGCAGAAAGGCATTTAACCTGCTATCCTATGTCAAGAAAGATACCATGGAGGTTACGGGAATTGTCCATCAAATCATTAAAGACCATGCGCCTACTAAGGTGTTTGTTGACGTTGGTGGCCTGGGGGCTGGCATTGTGGATAGACTCTTCGAACTTGGTTACCGTGACTGCGTGGTTGCTGTTAACGCTGGCAGCTCTCCTTTAGATGGTAACAAGTTCAAAAACAAACGAGCTGAGATGTGGGCAACCACTAAAGAATGGCTATCTGAAGGACTTGTCCAAATACCTGACTCAGACTCCTTGCATT